GCGACCTAAAGAACTGGGCGAATGAAATCTTCCGCACATTCCACACCGCACCATTCGTAAGCATTCTTATTGCTCACGCTTTCGATGAGAAGGATGAGAACAGTGGTGCTATCAAGACCACTGCGATGCTTCCTGGTTCATTCAAAGCAACCCTGCCATCCATCCCAGACATCGTTGGTTACATGACCATCGAAGCGCAGGAAGATGGCCCGCCACAGCGAGTGCTAATCGTTGGCCAGTCAGACCGATTGGTTACGAAGAACCGCTTCGGACTGCCGGCGAAAATCTATGACCCGTCTATGAAGTCAATCATGGACATTATCAACAAAGGAGGAAAATAATGGCTAAGAAAAATAAGCCAGAACCAAAGGTGCATCGTTCACCAGAGGAAATCGCACCAGCTTATCTACAGGCATACATTGATGTAGTAATCGCACAGCAGTCAACAGATGCAGCTTACAAGGCGCTAGAGACCGCTGCCGGAGTTCTACGTTCAATCGAGAATGAAATCAAAGAAGCGCTAGAGAGCGCACAACAGGAGGTAAAGTAACATGTCAGCAATCAAACTAAACATCACGCAGGACGCACTAGACTCAACCACCGGCGGAGACTACACGCCAGTGCCAGAGGGCTCATACAACGCAACAATCTTTGATGTCAAGTCAGAGGAAGTAAAGTCTGGCGACAATGCCGGTAAGCCACGCTTCAACATTCAGTTCCGACTATCAGGCCCAGGCGTTGAGAACCGCCGTGTCTTCAGTTACGTGCCACTGTACGTAGCGAAGGACTTCTGGAAGACCAAGGCTTTCTTCTCAGCACTTGGTATCGACATGACCGTTGGTTCGTTCACGGTCCCAACTCCAGACGAACTTGCCGGTAAGGCCATTGGCGTTCGCGTCAAGATTGGCACCGACATGGAAGGTAAGCCTCGTAACGAGGTAGGTGGCTTTGATAAGCCAACTTCAGACGCAGCTTCATTGCTTGCAGCTTCAGGCGCAAAGCCAGTTGGCGATGTCTGGTAACACCTAAATGGGCAGTCCTGAGACATGACTTAAAACTGTCTCACAAGTCCCCGCTGGTGCTATACGCTTTCTATCTCTCCCTCCTTTGTGCGTATAACTCTGGTTCGATTCCAGGTCGGGACACAAACAGCAGTTCCTTTCGTAACGGGGCGCAGGCTAATCCCTGGGTTCGCAGTGCCTACGGAATTACTGGTCCTATTACCCATTGCCGAGGCGGGTGGTAGGATACAACTGGATAGATGAAGCGCAAGAAACCGGGACACCCAGAGCACTGGGCACGTAGCCTCCCCACGCCTCTCTCTATCAAGTAACAAGGCTTGAAGGTTGCTGCTTCTAATATTGCGGCTACTTGCAAGGGCTGGATAGTCTTGTTGCGATTGCCCCCTAGCTCAATGGCAGAGCAGGAAGCTGTTAACTTCAAGGTTGCTGGTTCGAGTCCAGCGGGGGCAGCAAACAGTAACAACGGTCAGTTAGCCTAGCGTAAACTAACCCCCGCCTATACTTTCATGTCTGGTGCTAGGATGTTAGTTGTTACTGGGTGGGCTCTGCAGGGCCTGCCACCAGGGTTCTAAGTGTTACGGTAGCACGGCGGTCTCCAACACCGCAAGCGAAGGTTCGACTCCTTCAGAATCTGCGGAGAGTAAATAATTAATCAAAGGAGGATACATGCAGACAGGCGATTTTCTAGCCTCCGTCTATGGCGATGCCAAAGGCCTAGCGACCATCGTAACCAAGGGTGCGACTGGTGAACTGACCGAGCAGAAGTTCTTCGAGTACCCAGCACAGGCTGAAGACATGGTGAACTATTGTCTTGCTCGCAACACTGAAGACGTGTACTATTCACCAATCTTGTTCAACGCGCCACGCCGTATCAAGGAGAACGCTAAGACTGTTCACGTCATCTATGCGGACGCTGACGCTTGTGGCCCAGAGAACTTCCTTGTCGAGCCGTCTATCTCGGTGCAGACTTCAGATGACCGCTGGCACACGTACTGGATGCTTGATTCAGAAGTAGACCCACAGGTTGCAGCTTTGCTTGCAAAGAAGATTGCCTACGCTCACAAGCACCAGGGTTGCGACCTATCAGGCTGGAACACAACTAAACTTCTTCGCATCCCTAACACTATGAACTGCAAGCCGGGCAAGAACGTGCCGGTTACTGCAACTACTAACGGTGCAATCTATTCTCTTGACGACCTAGAGCTGTACTACGGAGATGTAGAAGTAGAGCCAATCCGCGAACTGTCGCTTGAGGCGCTACCTGATTCATGGCCTGACCTCATGAAGACTATGGCCAAGATTCAGAGTAACCCTGAAATCATCGGGCTCTACATGGAAGAGCCTTCAGCGAGCGCAGACATGTCTAAGCTTCTCTGGAAGTTGGAGATTGCGCTCTACAAGCAGGGTCTCACTGCAGAAGAAGTCTTCGTCATTGTTCGCAACGCTAAGTGCAACAAGTACCACTCACCACTACGCCCTAAGCGTTTAGATGCAGACGGCGACTTGTGGCGTGAAGTTCAGCGAGCCGGCGGTTCATTCCGTGAAGACGTTGCAGCTCCAATGCCAATCGACTTGACTGACATTGAGAAGCCGGTTGAAATCAGCAACATCAAGCCTCAATTCCTAACCGAATCAGAGCGCATGACTGTTATGGAGCACCGCAACTTCATCGACATCTACCGCGACTGGGCAACCAGCAAGACCGACGGTGCAATCGCATATCAGAACGCATCTGCGTGGACTCTGCTGTCATGCGTGTTCTCCGATGTCGGCTACGCTGTGCCAAAGTTCGGCAAGATGGGCTTGAACCTTTGGTTCATGGTCTTGGGTGAAACAACCCTGACCCGTAAGTCAACCTCTAGAAACCTCATGCTCCGCGCTGTGCGCCAGTATGAGAAGTTCTCTGGATACCAGATTGACATCGGTTCGGATGCAACCCCAGAAGGCTTGACAGCCATCCTTGGTGAGCGAGACAAGCAGACTTCATTGCTTCACCGTGATGAGGTTCAGGGTATGTTCAAGGACTTTATTAACAAGACCTACATGGCCTCAGCTGCAGAACGCTTTACCGAACTCTACGATGGCCACGTACCTGTGACTATCCGTTCAGCAAAGGGCAAGACCCAGACGGAGCGTGCTGAAACAAACTTCATCATGTACCTAATGGGCATCACCAGCAAGACCGCAGACGTGCTAACGACCGAGTATTTCCGTTCGGGATTCTTGGCTCGTTTCATCTATGTAACCGCACCAACACCACCTCGCACAAAAGAGTCTGAAGATATTCAGCAGGCTGATGAGTACGAAGTCAACGTCCGAGACGAAACTCTTGAGGCGATGATGAAGTCCCTGTCAGAGAGCGTTATGTGGTGGCAGAAGAAGGGTGGTCCGTCACCTCGCCCGGTTCGCTTGAGCCAGGCCGCACTTGAGCGATTCAACCAGTTCAAGTGGGAGATGGGTAACTTTTCAGAGGCGCACCCAGAGAAGGAATCTATTGAGCCTTCACGCCAGCGTCTAGCGTTGTCGGTCTGGAAGTGCGCTGTTCTGCTTGCTATGTACGACAAGTACGAAGAAGTGCAGCTTCGCCACTTGCTAACTGCAATCATGTATTCAGAAGAATGGTTCTGGAACTTGACTCAGATGGCAGGAGCAATCTCTGCTTCAGAGTGGCAACGAGATGTCGACCGTCTTGAAACTCTTATCACCGACAAGGGTGGCAAGATTCGATACGAAGAGGCATACAAGAAGTTCAGCGACAAGCGCAAGCGTGAGTTCGATGAAATGGTTCAAGCCCTTCATTCGCAGGCACGTGCACAGTTGGTAGTAGAAGGTCAGAAAACTTATTTGGAGGTGGTTGCAAATGGATAGAGCAAAAGAAATGCAGGTTGCAGCTGCCCTAAATAAGGCAATCTGGCTACGTGAGGCAGTCGAGAAGTTGGACCGCGATGAACTACTAACTCACATCGTAGACATTGCTGGCTATGAGATATTCTCTAGCCGGCAATTGTCTGCGATTGTGGATGGCAAGATTCACCACTCTACAATCAGCAAGTTAATCAAGAAGACAAACAAGACTGGCGGTAACTTAAATGTTGGCACTCTGGATATACTTAGGAATGTACTTTACAGTCGCGCTAATCATAGTACCGATTACAGCCTTATTGCTGAGGCTGTGGGAATGGGAACTTCTCAGGGCATGGTATCGAAGCTCACTGGAATCAATCAAGGAACAATTAGCAAAAAGATTAAGGAGCTAAAGAATGGACTTTCAAGACTGGATTGAAGTAGGGATTGAGAATGGGTGGTGTGGGCCAGTTGTCTGCTACACTCACGATGGTCTACCTACAAGTAACATCGAAGACGAAGAGTTTGAAGAACACGACCCGTGCATTCACATCGTCAGAATGTATGACTCTTCAGGTACAAAGTTGGCAGTAGAGCAGAATCATTCACCGAGCATCTGGAGACGCATTGGCAATAGATAACATGAGCATGAAGGCAAAGTTCGAGGATGTCAAGTATGACATCAAGGCACTTGAGTTTCATGCACAGAAGTTCGTATCAGGTTCGACCTACATCCTAGCGAAGCAGTGCTATCAGTACTGGGCGCTACAGCAGGCCAGAACAACCTATGAGGTATTCAAGGAGGAAACCAATGTCGACAATTCTTAGCCTAGACCCAGGTGGCACTACGGGTTACGCAATCTTCGATGTGCAACAGGATGAGTTCCCAGAACTTATCATGCGTGGACAGATTGCCGGTAGCCTCAAGGGCTTTATCGACTTTGCGGATGATGTCCTAAGTGACATCGCCATCGATGCCATTGTGTGCGAATCGTTCACTTTGCGAGAAGGGGTTTACGGTGCAGACCTATCGCCAGTTTACATTATTGGCGCACTAGAAGGTATCTATGGTAAACTCATACCAATCAAGTACCAAGAACCAAAGATTAAGCCTCTATGTGATGACAACCGTCTAAAGAAGATGGGCCTTCACGTACCGGGCAAGCCTCACGCGAATGATGCAGTAAGACACTTCATCATCTCGATGAGGAACTCTAAACACATACCGACTCTTGAAGCCGGTTGGAAAGACTAAGGCGCATGAAAGTACTATTTCTAGACCTAGAGACACGACCTAACCTTGCTTACGTGTGGGGGCTTTGGGACCAGAATGTTGGTATCAATCAGATGGTTGCATCTACCGAGGTAATCTGTTTCGGTGCACGATGGGATGGCCAGAAGAAGGTCATCTTTAAGTCGGTTCACCACGATGGAAAGAAGGCAATGCTTGACGAACTCCACGCTCTTATGGAAGAGGCTGATGTGCTTGTTGGGTGGAACTCACAAGCCTTTGACAGTAAGCATATCAAGCGAGAATTTGTTGAAAACGGCTACCTACCTCCATCACCATACAAAGAACTTGACCTTATGCGAGTGGTGCGGTCGCAATTTAAGTTCCCCTCGAACAAGCTGGACTACGTATCGCAGAAACTAGGCGTAGGCAAGAAGGTTCAGCACTCTGGCTTCGACCTTTGGATTCGCTGCATGGCAGACGAGAAGAGGGCCTGGAAAGAGATGAAGGAATATCAGATTCAGGACGTGAACCTGCTGATTGACCTTTATGCCAAGCTGCAGCCGTGGATTAAGCATCACCCACACCGCGCACTGCATGATGGAGTAGAAGGCGGATGCCCTAACTGTGCGTCTACCGACTTACAGCGTCGTGGTTTCACAAGAACTACAACGTCTACATACCAGCGCTTCCAGTGCAACAAGTGTGGCAAGTGGATGCGAGGTGCGAAGAGTGTTGAAGGCAGCACTACTCGCCCTATTTAGTCGCAATAAGAAGGGGTCTAGGCAACTAGACCCTTTCCTTGCGTCTAAGGAGCAGTTCATCGAGACCGTCTACAACGAAGAAGACGGCACAACAATCAACATTAAGTTCGCTTGCTCGTGCGGCACGGTAGTTCGTAGGCTTGACGATGGGTTCTTTGCCTGTGGCCACTGCGACCGACCATGCTTTGCTGGTAACTGCAAGCCTTGCAAGACACTTCATTCACTAGACCTATGGGCGGAGATTGAATAATGCCAACTTATGAATATAAATGTCCAGCGTGTGACATCGTTTATACCGAGATTCGTGGTATGATGGAGCTTCAGCAGAAGAAGGAATGCGACAACTGCCCTTCTCTACTGGTCAGGGTTTACAATGCACCAACCGTTACGTTTAACGGCAGTGGCTTTTATGCCACCGATAAGAAGAAATAAGGAGGAAATATGCCATACTACATTAGTAACACTCAAGAGAAGTGCAAGGGCGGATGGGCTGTAATCAGTTCAGATAAGACCATCCACGGATGTCACCCGAACAAGCAGGCTGCAATCGCACAGATGGTCGCTATCTCGCTGGCTGAGGATGTCGAACCAGGCGGAACTTGGCCTAGCGACAAGAAGAAGCAAGAAGCAATCATGGCCGAGGCTGAAACCTATAGCCCGCCAGAAGGCGTTCAGAATGCCGCCAAGCGAGCGCTCAAGTGGATTGCAGAAGGTAAGGCCGGAAGCGGCTTTACTGACGTGGGTCGTAGACGAGCAAGCCAACTAGCGTCCGGCAAGGCTGTGAGCCGAGAGGTCATTGGCCGTATGCGTTCTTACTTTGCTCGACACGAGGTAGACAAGAAGGCAACTGGATTCAACTCTGGCGAAGAGGGTTTCCCTAGCGCGGGCCGAGTGGCTTGGGACGCTTGGGGCGGAGACGCTGGCAAGAGCTGGGCAAATGGAATTAAAATAGACTAAGGAGGAAACATGAAGGTAAACGTAAAGGGAAACATTCCCACTTACGCTAAAAAGGGTGACGCAGGTGCTGACCTAATCTCAACTCAGGATGTAGTTATCGGTGGCGGTCAGACCGTCCCCGTCAAGACTGGTACATTCATCGAGATTCCAGAGGGTTACGTTGGTCTGATTCACCCGCGCTCTGGTCTTGCTTACAACCACGGTCTAACCGTGCTGAACGCACCGGGTACAATCGATTCAGGTTTCCGTGGCGAGTTGCAGGTAATTCTGCACAACTCAGGTGGCCACGCTGTGCCAATCTCAAAAGGTATGCGAATCGCGCAGCTTGTAATTCAAGAGTTTGTAACTGCCGATTTTGTGCAGGTAGATGAACTATCGGACACCGAGCGTGGTGATGGCGGCTTTGGCTCTACCGGAAATTGATGCAGTAAATCACCCACCGCACTACACGTCTGACCCGTCGGGCATTGAGTGCATTCAGATTACCAGGCACCGCAACTTCAACATCGGCAACGCTATTAAGTATCTGTGGCGTGCTGGATTGAAGCAGTATAACATCGACACGCAAGACTTGCGTAAGGCAATCTGGTACATCGAAGACGAGATTAAGCGATTGGAGGGCTAATGACAAACAAGATTACATTCAGAACCGATGTCACTGTAGACCTCGTACAGGCGATGGCAAGCGATGATGCAGTAGTTATGGCGGCTCGCGTTTCTAGCGGTACAGAGAGCGACCCAGACCGCAATGCGGGCCTAATTAACTACCTGATGCGAGACCGACACGGCTCACCGTTTGAGCACAACGCATTTACCTTCAGAATCGAAGCACCTATCTTCGTGTTCCGAGAGTTCATGCGTCACCGCATCGCCTCATACAACGAAGAATCGGGTCGTTACAAGCAGTTAGACCCAGTGTTCTACGTGCCTGGACCATCACGCAACCTTGTGCAGATTGGCAAGGTCGGGGCTTACGAGTTCGTGCCAGGTCCAGAGGGCTTGACAATTAAGGCACAGCAGGCAATGATGACCACCGCTGAAGAGGCGTATGGCAAGTACTTGATGATGATTGACAACGGAATCGCCCGCGAGGTTGCTCGCATGGTACTCCCTGTGAACATCTACTCAAGTATGTATGTTACAATGAATGCCCGCAGCTTGATGAACTTCTTGAGTCTTCGCACAAAAGATGAGACAAGCGCATATCCTTCATTCCCTCAGCGAGAGATTGAAATGGTTGCGGAAAAGATGGAAGAGTTCTTCGCCGAGAAGATGCCATTGACCTATGAATCATTTAAGAAGAACGGTAGAGTAGCACCATGACACAGCCCAAAGTAACGGTATACACAAAGCCAGCGTGCGTTCAGTGCGTACAGACAAAGAAGTACCTAGACAGGCACAGCATCGCATACGAAACAATCGACGTGTCAGTGGACGAGAAGGCTCTGGAATACATCACTAGCCTTGGCTACATGGCCGCTCCGGTAGTAACCTTTGGTGAGAACCACTGGTCCGGATTCCGACTAGATAAACTAGCATCAATTCATAATTAAATAGATAAAGCAAAAGCCCCCAGTCACCTCTGCTGGGGGCTTTTGTCTTGTTTTACCTTGTCGGGATAAACCTACGGCATAAAGATAGATATGGCAGAAACCAAGACTGCCATAATAGCGATTGCTATTGCTACCTTATTGCTCTTGTCGTCACGCTGAGTCTTTAGCTCCTTGACATCGAGTTCAATCTCGTTAATGCGGATATCCTGAGCGTCAAATTTCTTTTCCATACGGTCTTGCGATTCACGCATGTTGCGAACGCTCTCCTCAATCCTTCCAAGGGTTACATAAAGTTCCGGTGACTCTGACATAGTTTAACGGTCCGAGTCGTTCTTCTCTTGCAGCTTCTTAAAAGAGGCATCCATCTCAGCGGTGCTGATTGTGCCGTCGTTTAAGTAGTTGCGTGACATTTCTTCTGCAATCTCCATGATACCCACAGCGGCCGCCATAACGCATGACTGCCAGAACTGAAGACCAATCGCGGAACCTCCGACGAAAGTACCGCTAATCTTCATGATGATGTATGCAAGTGTGCGACCTGAAAGGTCCTTGACAATCTGTTTGTCCATTTTTACCCCAATGTTAGCGCCCATTGGTTTATAAGTTAGTTCTATTGTATCTGTATTAGACGGCTTTAGCGGCGGCTTTCTTAGCTTGGTATTCCGCTGCGACCTTCTTAGCCTGAGCCTCATCGTGAGTTGGCGCTGGTGCTACTGGGTCCGAGTCCGGAGTGGCTACAGCCGCTGACAACTTCGCCTTAGTGAACGCAATAGCAGCCTTCGTGAACGCAATTGGGTCAATGAAGCCAACGCCATTGTCGGTCCACTTGTACTTACGACCCTTGGTAATCTCCCAGTGAAGGTGCTTGCCTGTAACCATGCCAGTTGCACCCATGATACCAACGACAGTTCCGGCCTCAATTTTCTGGCCGACCTTGACCTTTAGTGAGCCTTCACGCATGTGACATAGAGTTGCTACATACCACTCGCGGTTAAATGCAAACTCAATCTGCACGTGAAAGCCGAAACCTCCGACAGAGCCATCTGCGTTGCGAGTCTTTGACGGCCCAGCGAAGATAACGCGACCGTCAAAAGGTGCTTCAATGTAGATAGTCTCAGCAGCGCCCCATAGGTCGACACCATTGTGGTGCTTCTTCACCTTTTTAACGGGATGAATACGCCAACCGAATGGCGAAGTAACCTTGTACTGCTTACCTAGTTTGCCGTCAATCGGCATCTGTGGCATTGCCATTATTTATCCTTACGGTTGGGTGTACGAGCTGGTAATCCATACGAGCTTTAGTTCCTCGGCAGTTGTGCCATTCAACTTCAATACTCGTGCGGTGAAGCCGTTGATGGTCGGGTCGCCAAGAATAGTCACAGCGTAGCAGCTTGAGTTCAACGGGCCTTCCACCATAGCAAAGACCTTGCTGTACATTGGAACGATTCGGCTATAAGTAACCTCTACGTCCATCGTGTTACCAGTTGCAGATGGGCCAGTGAACGACTGACGACCTGCGATAACGCCGATGTTGTCGGCTGAGTTCGCTAGGTTTGCAAAGTGGGTTTCAAGTGGTGCGATATTGTCGCTTGATGTTGGGTAAATAACGCCCTTATAAGTAGTTGCCATTACTCTATTATACCTTACTCTCTAGTGCTTCGATGCGAGCGGTCAGTGACCGGATGAGGCTATCTTGGTGCTTTACTGCAGAGACAAGTGCCGATGTCAACTCAGCATAACGAACACCATCTGGGCGCTTGGTTCCATCTGGAAGCGTTTCGTATGATACGAAGATATCCAGGTCGGTACCCGCTAACTCTTCAGCAACAAAACCTGGGTAGAAAATTGCATTGTCATCCTCAGCCACCTCATTCTTTAATCTAAATGATTTCGGCTGAAGCCCAATCACTGCTTCATAGGCGTACTGAGCATCTTGAATGTCCTGCTTATATCGAGCAGATGATGATGTTCGGATAAAGGTACCGTTGTTATCTACTGATGCGCCAGTTGTTCCACCGCCAGCATACGCTGTTCTTCTCAAGCCGCCATCCGTCGCAATTGTTCCAGTAGATGTTATACCGCCGGTGTTTGTAATTCCAGTTGTATTACTTGAGCCGGATACACTTAGCGCAACTGTACTTAAATCGTCGGTATCAATGGACGGTGCGCTAACTAAGTCAAAGATTCCACTTGTTCCAAATACGTAGCCGCTAGATACAACTTGATTTGCAAACAGGGTTGAATTTACAACAGTCGTTCCGTTTACGTTTATTACCGGAGAGCCATCCTTGGTCCAGCCTTCTATGTTTCCGGCCGGCGAGCCACCGTAGTAAAATTGCAACTGATTAGCAACGCCACTAAGTACAACGCGAGAGCCGGACGATGCCGTCTGCACGGTTAGACCAGTAAGCGTTCCGGTAGTAATCTTATCAGCGCTAAGCGTTCCAGTCTGAATCGAGTTACCGTTAATCAGAGTAGTTCCAGGCACGTAGATGGCATCCTTGATTTCATTAACGCCAGTGACCGCAATACCAGAACTTGTCAAGGCAAACTTAATGTCCTGAATGTTCTTGTTGGTCTGCACATAGTTAGCCTGCAACTGTGCGTCTCTAGCTCGGTTGTTGATGTCATTGCTTTTGACAGTAGCCTCTAGTGACTCAAGGCCCTTCTGAACCGCACGACCCCACGCCTGCGAGACCGTAGGCAGATTGCTGTTTGGATAAATCATTAGTTAGCCTCCATAAGCGGGATTACTGTAAACTCGTTGAAGCGTAGCGCCTCGTCCTGGTAGTCATCAGGGTAGATTGCAATCTGACCAAACTGGCCAATGGTCTTGCCGGTCCACTTTGCGTTAAAGTCAGCGATGGTTGCATAGGCGGTTGCCTCGATGCCAACCGAACTCTCAGAGTAAGACGCAGACTCAATGCGGAAGCGATTGCTATCCATCCGCTCTGTGCGCCCGATAGTCTGGCCAAAACCGTTTGCTGTTGCTAGAGTCGACGATGCCTTTACGGTCGGCCCGCAAGCCGCCTGAGCCGCCGCAACGCCACGTGAGGTGACCTGAGTCAGCCCAGTAATGAACGGGTTGTCAATGCTTGATGTCTTGTCTGCTGGAGCGTACTGGTCAGGTGCGCCAGTTAGGAAGGTGTGCTTACGCTTCTCGAAGAATACACCAGTTCCAGTAATCCAGAATGCTGGATACTCAAAGCCATCAGTAACCTCTACGCCAATCTTGTAAGGCGAGAAGCCTTCTCCGCCGTCAACCTTTTCCATGCTATCTAGCGGTGGTGCGGTTACTGAGATTTCAATTTCATCTGGCACGTCAGTGGTCGATACGGTTACGCTGCCACCAAAGGCATTCCACTGGTCCGGCAGGATTGGGAAGTTATCGTTACCAAAGATTACATATTCGCCAGTTAGCCCGACATATGGCTCTGGATAGTTTCTCGTGATTGTTGCTACACAAACAGGCTGCTCAACGGTCTCAAGCGTAGCGTTAATCTTTACTCGCTTAGTTACGGTTGCTCCAGCATCAACCTGCATCGAGTCGGTAACGCTGGCCACGAAGTTGCCTGGGTTGTTGCCAGATTCATCGTAGTTGCTCTGCTCGTATACAACCTGCTTCACGCCGTGGGAGGTCTTGTAACGGTAGATGTCAATCTCTTTGGCAACATCGCCAGTAGAGACGCTGACTGAGTGGTCCGACTTAAACTCATCCAAGCCCGACTCGGTTGTCATCGCCTTGCGGAAGGCCAAGCCATCAGGGCCGACAAACATCTCAATAGGCGAGGTTGCTGTTGTGCTTGCGCTGACTGCAGAGCAAAGCATCTTTAGGTGTTCCCAGACATTGCCCTTCCAGCCAATAAAGTTTACTGGAACTGCAGTCAGCTCGGCCTCTAAGGTGGAGTCAATCGTTGGGATGATTCCAACAAGGCCACAGTAGTAGTTAATTGCGGCAAATAGATTGCCATCAACGTCTTCGGTTGCATTAGGCACAGGAAGGGCGGTCTTGGTTACATTTAGTCGCCACTGCAAAGTGTCTGCAGTTACGCTAACTACGCCAGCGTTTGTGGATACCGAGCGAACCTGCAAGTCCACGGTTCCGTAGATGTCCTCGACTAGGCTGATTTGATTGTTAATCATCAACTTGCTGTTTGGGTGAGTGTTGCCAACCTTGTCAGCAGTCAACTCGATTCCTCGGAATGAGGCCTGTCCGGTTGCTCCCTTTGATTCACCGGGGTGCAATGAAGTTACTTCCTCCGAGTACGACCAACCCATAATGCTGTCGTCAAGAATCGCCCCGTTGCCGGTGGTATTGATGATGTTTACGCCCATATTAAACCTCTACCCAGCTTGCAGCCATACCAATCTGTCCGGTGTTGATTGCCGATGACATGTACTCAATCGTCGGCTTCTGTGCAAACTCAAGTCCGGTGGTTCCCTTGCCTGCGATAAATCCACCTGCAGCAACCGAAGAAGTCTCAGGAAGAATCTGAGCAATCATTGCGGTAATCTGCACAGTTGCAGCGGTAGTGGTTGCTAGGAAAATCTCCACACGAGAGTGGGTGGTCCCGTTAATCTGCGTGTTGGTTCGCGCAGAACCGCCAGCGACAATCTTAGTCGGGTTTACTGCGGTGTCTGCAGTTCCGTCAGAACGCTTGTATGGCTGAATGCGAATACCCGTGGTCGCCCCAGTCGCCGGACCGTGCCAGCCGAAGTGCAACTTGTATCCAGGTGGAATAATAAGAGTAACTTTACGACCGCTTACGAAGTTGTTAGTAGTCTCGTACTCAACATACTTCGATGGGTAGTTATTGCCGACAGTCGCGGCAGTGTAAACTGCAGATAGGTCCTTGGTAATCGCTGGCCAGCCAAGGCTTGCAAGCATAGGAGCCGCCCAGTTCTGTGGCATCACATTCTGGTTAGCGGCAAATGGGTCTACAAAGTAGTAAGGGCCATCGCCATAAAGACCGTCAGCGTAGTTGATGATGTGCTGCAGCGACTCTTCTTCTGCAGAGTTGTATGAGCCAACCCATGATGCGTCGAACTTGCGGTGCGAACCCTTAGAGCGCTTCACAAAAGCACGGCCATTGAGAAGCTGTGACTCCACGGACCAGCCGATTGAGTCTGCCTTCATGCCCGATAGCGGGGCCTTAATCCACGACTGCTTGGTTGCAGTTCCAAAGTAAATCAGGCCCGCCATTAGTTACTACCTCTCTGAGCCAATAGCAGGTTGCCTGCGTTGGCTGATGCTGCAATCTTAGTGTTCTCTGTGTATAGAGCGACTGGACGGTCGATGGCTGCACGAAGCAACTGACGGTCCTCTGGACTCAAGTATACCATAGATGAGCCGCCTGAACCCATTCCAGCGCCAACCGAAGAAGGCATTGGACCCGATGCTCGCATCTGGTTTAGTGAGTTCATAAAGTCTACGCCATACTTAGATACCGCATTAGCGTTGATTACGTACTCACCGTTAGATAGGCGGGCTGGAATTGAGTCCGAGGTTCCGGTTCCAGTGCCCTTGATTAGGCCACCGTTCTTGTAGCCGCTTCCAAATACGCTCTCAAAGAATCCCATGCTCTCACGTGCGTCAATCTTTGAGACGTAAGTTGCTTTCGGGTCAGCGATAACGCTCTTGTACTTCTTGTATGCAGCAACTTCTTCTGCGGTTGGCTTTGGAGTAGCAGCAACCTTGTCCGAGCCAGGGATAACAATCTTGTTTAGCTCGTTGTTCGCCTTCTGCACAAAGGTCTCGATTGCACGAAGTGCTGGGTCCGTGTTTACGGTTAGGGTGTAGTCACGAGGCAGGCCATCGATTACCTTTGTGAAGTCGCCCTCAAATGCGCTAGTGTAGGCGCTTAGTTCATCCTTTGCGAAGCCAAGGTTCTGGCCCTGAGTGAGGAATTCGGCAGCCATGTTCTTGGCTTCCTTCTTGAGGTCATCAGACGACATTCCGGTCTTGGCGAGGGTTGCAAGGTAGTCCGTGTAGGTCTTTACGAGGCCACGAACCTGGTTGCGGTTTTCAATCGCAGCCTTGCTAGTGTCCTTAGGGTTTAGGCTCTTGTTTAGAGTAGCAAAGTTCTCGCTAATCTTGGAGCTTTCTTCCCTGAGCTTGGCATCTACTTCTGCAATCTTGTTCTTGATTGCGGTCTCTCGCTTGGTGTCCTTGTACTTGATTGCGACCTTCAACTGGTAGTCAAGAAGGTTTCTGTCAACATTCAGGCCAGCGATAGTCTTGTTAGCATCTTCAATTGCCTCACGTGCAGACTTCGCAGAGTCCCTGATGCCTTCCCATGCACTTGCAATGTCATCGAGACCAGTCTGCTTGCCGTAGCGGTTGTCAAATGCGTCGCTAAGGATTGACTGTAGGTCGCTAACGTAGTCGCCGATAAGACGCACAGAGTCTTTAGTGTCTGTAGTCAGAGCGTCGGTGAATGCGCCTGTAATGCTAGTTACTGCATTCTTAATCTGAGATGCAACATTCTTACCGGTCTTGCCAGTGCTCTTTAGTGCGGTGTTCAGTAGGTTAACTGCAGTTCCACCAACGATACCCATCTGCATAAACGCAGTCTTTAGTGACTGAAGGCTGTTTGCCATCTTCTGCTTGTCGCCGTCGGCGCTGATTGCCAACTGACTAATAACTTCCTGAAGGGCGGTAATGTTAGCGCGACC